AATAACCTGCCTTCCGGTAATTTTACACCGGAAATTTTTAGCCAGAAAGTTCTCAAGTTTTTCCGTCGTGCTTCGGTTGCAGAAGATATTACGAATACCGATTACGCTGGCGAAATTGAAAACTTTGGCGACACAGTTCGGATCATTAAAGAACCGACAATTACTGTATCTAGCTACTCACGTGGCTCAGTGGTAAACCCTCAAGACTTGGCTGACGATCAAATTACTATGGTTGTTGACCAAGCAAACGCTTTCGCGTTTAAAATTGACGACATTGAAGAGCGTCAATCCCACGTCAACTTCGAAGCTCTTGCTACTTCTTCAGGTGCATATTCCCTGAAGCGCAAGTACGACGCAGTTGTCTTGGATCAAATCGCAACTGACTGTGGCCTTAACGGTGAGTCTGGTGCTTCTGTATCTACAATTGCAGGTATCGGTACTCTCGGTTCTGCTCTGGATATCGGTGGTGCTACATCTCCGGGTGACACTGCTGTGAACACAATGTTGAAAATGGCTGAGTCCCTTGACAACCAATCTGTTCCAGAAGAGAACCGTTGGTTTGTTGCTCCCCCAGCTTTCTACAAGCACCTCTTCTCAGCTGGTGCGAAGTTTGCCGAAGTTCAGGTAACTGGCGACGCAACTTCCCCACTGCGTAACGGTCTTGTAGCGTTGGGCAACATTGCTGGATTCCAGTGCTATAAGTCAACTGCTCTCGTTTCTACGGGTGCTGTTGATCAAGTGACACTGACAGGTCTGGCAACAGACGGCACAGAAAACGTTATTCTGGGCGGTCACATGAGTTCGACTGCTACAGCTTCGCACATTGCGAAGACTGAAGTTGTTCGTTCAACTGAAACCTTCAGCGACATCGTTCGTGGTCTTCACGTGTTTGGACAAAAAGTCCTTCGCCCTGAAGCAATCGTTCGTGGCGTTGTGAGCTTGGATTAAGGGAGAACTAGACTATGGCTACATATACTGTAACTGGTGCTGTTGCTGGCGTTCCCGTCGGCATCAAGCCACAAATCATTGAAGTCGTTCTTGACTTCTCAAGCACAAGCCTAACTACTTCAGACTCAGTAGAAGTTTTCGAAATGAAAGCTAACACTCTGGTTCTGATGGCTGGTGTTGAAGTCCTCACCGTTGCAAGTACTGGTTCTCCAGTTCTTGACTTAGGTGATGACGCTGATGATGACCTGTACGTTGCGGCTCTTTCTGGTACTGCTACCGGACATGAGATCAACAACGCTGCAGGTACAGCGAAACTGTACACCGCTGCTGACACCATCGATCTGATTGCTAACACAGCAACATTCGACGGTAAAGTACGTGTCTTTGCTGTTATCGCAGAACTCGGCACTGCCGAAACTGCGGCAACGTTCGCGTAAGTGAACTAGGGGGGGTCTTCGGGCTCCCCCATCTCACTGGAGATAATTATGGCTCGTAAACAAGACAAAATGCCAAAGCGTAACAAAAAGAATTTTCGCCCCACAAAGTCTGGTGCGGGCATGACAAAGGCGGGCGTAGCTGCCTACCGCCGTAAAAATCCCGGTAGCAAACTAAAGACAGCAGTCACTGAAGATAAACCTAAGTCAAAGGCTCGTGCCGCACGTCGTAAGTCGTACTGTGCACGTTCTGCAGGGCAGATGAAAAAGTTCCCTAAAGCAGCTAAAGATCCCAACAGTAGATTGCGTCAAGCCCGTAAGAGGTGGAAGTGTTAAAATGTTACAAGCATTGATAGGCCCCGTAGCTAATCTCGCTGGAACTTGGATGCAGAACCGTGCTGAGAAGGCTCAAGCCAAACAAAAACTTGCCGTCGCTCAAATTGAAGCAAAAACAAAAAAAGTAGAGCAAGACGGAGCATGGGAACTTGAACAAGCACGAGCTAGTCAAGACTCGTGGAAAGACGAATTGTGGACCGTTTTTTTCGTCTTATTGCTATCAGCCTGTTTCTATCCCCCAGCCCAGCCTTATATCGAGGATGGGTTTCGTTTTTTAAGAGAGGACCTTCCAGAATGGCTAAGTTGGTCAATTATGGCTAGTATAGCTGCTTCATTTGGCTTGAAGTCGATAGGAAGAATAAAAGGCTAAATCTGTGAGACTATCGTATAACTTCACGTTATCTGAACTCACACGCAGTCAAACTGCGGCTCGTATGGGTATCGATAACACGCCGAATAAACAGCAGACTGAGAGCTTACAGAGAGTGTGTGCTGAGATATTACAGCCTGTTCGAGATCATTTCGGTGTACCGTTTGTTCCCTCCTCTGGATTCCGTAGTGTAGCTCTGTGTGAGGCAATCGGGTCTAGTGCCAAGAGCCAACACGCAAAAGGTGAGGCTGTAGACTTTGAACTCCCCGGATTTGACAACAAAGAAGTTGCAGAGTGGGTTAGAAGTAACCTTAACTTTGATCAACTAATACTAGAATACTATACGCCCGACGATCCATCTTCTGGATGGATACACTGTTCAGTAGTTGAGGAGAACAACCGAAAAGAGTGTTTGGTGTATGATGGAAAAAGTTATTCTATATTTTAGTTGACTTTTCCGGAGTTTTACTGTATCATAGAGGCAAGGAGTGTTCTATGAGTCAATTGATTATACAGGCCCTATCACATAGGTACTTGTCCAAGAAACGAGACGCAGAACAGATGTTCGATTTCTTCAACGGCGTTCTTATCGCTGATACAGACGTTGAGAAAGTATACGAAAAGATGGAACAAGCGTTGGAAGATTGGATTGAGGCAGATTTAAAACTGGGAGCACTTACTCTTTTATCAGGTGAACCCAGTCATCCATTTGAAAGAGTGACTATAAATGACCAAGAAAACATCTTCAAAAACTAAGAAATCAAAGAGCCCAACACCCAAGAACAAGGCTCTCTATTCTCGTGTAAAATCAGAAGCCAAGAGAAAATTTAAAGTATATCCAAGTGCTTACGCAAATGCTTGGTTGGTTAGGACCTATAAGAAACGTGGCGGAACTTACTAATGAGCCTAAAAGAATGGTTTGGAAAAGGACCGAAGGGGGATTGGGTAGACATCAGCCGCAAGAAAAAAGGTGGAGGCCATCCCGCTTGCGGAAGAAAAAAGGCGAGTTTAAAAAAATCTGGCTATCCGAAGTGTGTCCCTCGTGCGAAAGCGAATCAAATGTCTGCAAAAGAGAAGGCAAGTGCGGTTCGTCGTAAACGTGCAAAAGCACAAGGTGTAAGCGGTAAACCCACCAATGTGCGTACAAAGGCAGCGCACGGAGGCAAGATGTACTCATGTGGTAGCACTTCAAGACGGGCGATGTACTAATGTCTGTTCTTAACGTTGCAAAATTTACCACAGCATCTATTACTATAAGTGCAACTTCTGGAGGGGCAAGCGGCAATGTGCTATACACTTGTCCTGCTAATCACGATGGTTTAGTGAGGTTTTTACACATAACAAATGGCTCTACAAACAATAAAAAAGTTAGCATTGAAATATATCATGCTTCTACCACATCATATAAAAACTTAGTCAACGATCTGGCTATGTCTGCAAATACTGTAGCGGATATCATTCCCGGAGGTTCTCTTCTCCATTTAAATGCTGGAGACAAACTTGTTTGTCACATGGAGAGTGGCGGAACTTTTGATGTGACTACATCCGTTGAAGAACACTACGAACCTCATAAGAGTAGCTAATGAATTACTTACAACTTTGCAACGCAGTTTTACGAGAGCTTAATGAAGTGGAGGTCACTAACGTCACCTCTACTCGTGGTATTCAGACGGCTGTAGCTGACTTTATCAACAAATCACAACGAGATATAATCAACTCCGAAGTGGAATGGCCTTTCACTGTATCAAACGATTCAGACACAACAGTAGACGGTCAGAGGCTTTACAACTTCGAAGCTGACGCTAAAACACTGAAGTGGTCAACATTTACTGTGCAAGAGTCTACGAGTTTACCTGAGAGAAGACTCAATTATATCAGCTATGATGAGTATCTTGACAAGTACCACGAGTCCGACACCAACCCAGACGGTAGCTCTGAAGGATTGCCAGAGTTTGTGTACCATACACCGGATGATAAGATTGGCCTGTCTCCGGCTCCAGACAAGTCCACCTACACTATTCGCTACGCTTATTACACAACAAAACCAGATTTAGCTGCTAATACCGACACTCCAGCTATTCCTGACCGTTTTCATGATGTAATAATCAACAGAGCAAAGTACTATGCGTACCTTTTACGTTCGGATCCACAAGCTGCACAGTTTGCACAGAGAGACTATGAGCAAGGGCTACGCCGTATGAGAGTTGAGCTCATCAACCGTAAAGACTATATGAGAGCAGTCTAATGCCAGATACCTCAATTATTAGTCCATTTGTGGTACGACTTGGAGGTGGTCTGGTTCTTGACAGAGACACATTCTCAATACCTCCGGGTGCAGCTACACAGCTTCAAAACTTTGAGCCCGACATCAAAGGTGGCTACCGACGCATCAACGGCTTTACCAAGTATGACTCAAACCAAGTGGGCGGATCATCGGGAACTATACTAGGCGTAGCAATCTACAAAGATCAAGTTATTGCTGCACAAGGGACTGCAGTATACAAAGGGTCGGGTAGCGGCTGGACATCGATTGATACAGGGCGTACATCCGCCGGAAGATACGAGTTTGAGGTTTTTAACTTCAATAACACAGAAAAAGTAATATGGGTAGATGGGCAGAACGCACCCTCTGTGTATGACAATAGTAGTGTTACAGACGTAGGTGCTAGTTCTGTTGCAGGAGCTAATCGAGTCGCTGCCTTCAAGAACCACATGTTCTATGCAGGTATGTCGGGAACGCCGCAAGAGATGATATTTAGTTCTCCGTTCGATGAGGATGATTTTTCAGCAGCCAATGGCGCAGGATCTATCAAAGTAGATAGCGCAATACGAAAGCTCAAAGTGTTCCGTGAACGTTTGTTTGTATTCTGTGAAGATCAGATATACGTGATTCAAGGTAACTCCCAAGCTGACTTTGCACTACAACCTGTCACCCGTAGCATAGGTTGCTTAGACGGGTTTAGTGTTCAGGAGATAGGCGGTGATCTTATCTATCTTGCTCCTGATGGGTTGCGTACTATAGCAGGTACTGAACGTATCGCTGACGTTGAGCTAGGAACTGTATCCAAACAAATACAGGATAGAATCGACGAGATAGGCACAGCTAGACTGTCATCTGTCGTAATCAGATCTAAGAGTCAGTATCGTCTA